CCTTGAACAAGCATAACAAGTTTTTTCTTTGCTAATTTAATTCCATATTTATGATATCTACAATAAATAAAAAGGTGTATTAGTGCGTTCAAAATTGAGTTTCCAAGGGATGTATAAGGATCACCGCTTTTTCTACATCCATCACGAAAATAATAAAAACCTCTTGAAGTGATTCCTCTTGTATTTATATTTTTCTGAATCAGATCATAAACTGCTTTTGGAGCACCAAATTGTTTGTACAACCAGCACTCAATAGACAAGAGTTCTTTACCACATGATGCATCCCATGCACTTACATCATCTTCTAACCACCAATCTCGTTTGGTTATATTTGTGGCAGCTTTATGTGAATCAACCCCAGATGTGAAACATATAAAATTATCAACATGCCAATCTTTCTTAACTGCTTCTTGTAGAGATGCTATCCATGGTCCTACGAGCACAACGAATTCTTTTTTCCCTCCTTGAATTAGTCTAGGGTCTTTATCTAATATTCCATTAGGTGTTCTATAGTTAAGGTTTTCTGTTTTAACGAATGATTCCCTCAAAGTGAATTTCTTTAATTGGGCTTTATTCAATTTGGTTTGGTCATTAATTCCATCGTCACAAAATTGTTGATATTGTTTTTTTAATTTGACTTTAACACTTGGTTTTGCATTAGATTTTTCCAAGTAGTGATTGAATTCCATTGTCTCAATTATTGTATGACTAACATAAGGAAATATTCTTTTATAATTTCTCCTAACCCATTGTTTGAATTCACGTAAAGTAGATTTTTCAGGAACTGGTGTATCTTTTAAAACACGTGACTTAATAGCCTGATACTCATTATTTTTTGATTGAGCGAATGCAATAGGCAAATAATTTGCACAATGGGGACCTACAATATATTGAAACTGATTTTCATTATCTTTTTTATCGAAATGCATATCAAAAACACCCTTTTTGTTAATTTTATCTCCATAATTTGGTGTTTTTATATCCTTATAAATCATTTTGTATTTTGAATAACCCTCCCATGGATTTGGTTTACATTTTCCGATTAAATATGTTTTAGACATCATCACAAAACTGGTTAGTAAACTACTTGCACAAATCATCCCATGTTTAATTGAAAACATGTTAAATAAAATATGAATTACAACCCTCAAATGATAATTGTATTTAAAATCAAATTTACTAATACAATAATTTAATACGTGCAAAGGCACTGTGACAAATGAGCACGAAAAATAACTTTCGATTACACAATAAAAACCTGTTGACCAAATATCTCGATTACATTCCTCAATAATTGGTGAAAGAATGCATGTTATTGGATTGCGAATGACAG